GACAAAATGTTAGGGCCTTTAAATGGTCCTAAAAATAACTATTCTTCTAAAGGAGCAGTTTCCGCTAATTTAAAAGAAGTTAAAAAAATAGGAAACCAAACAAGAAGAAATTTAGATAAAAAAGCAATAAAAGAATATGATAATTAAAATAGGTGATAAAATAGAAATCCGTCCAGTTGGAGGCGGTATATTAAGGGACGGAATTATAACAGATATTTCAATTTCAACAAATGCACAAATTGATCCTGCTGGGGAAAATGGTGCAAAAGTTGAAGAATTAGATTTAGATTTAAATTATGCAGGTTCAATCTGCTATACAGATGTTACCTTTAATGATGAAGGTGATGAAACAGGTGACCATAAATGGTGTTATTTTGGACAAATTGTTCAACCTGAAGGTAAAAATAAAAAACAATGGTGGGAAGATAACATATTATATGGAAAAGATTCCCCACTTATGAAAGGGAAATAATGTACATAAACGGAATGACCAATACCAATGATGTAATTAATATGATTAAGGACACGATTGATGATGGTAACTTGGAAAGTGCTAAGGATTATCTTGAACAGTTGAAAGAAAAATTATTGTTAGATGAAATAGAAAGAGCAAAGACAACATTAAATATCGTAAAAAAAGCAGTTTACCATTAAAAGGACAAATATGAAATATTTAATTATTACAGCAGCTATTATGTGGGGTGCATTTTTTTATACAAATGCTAAAGCAAATGATTATATTAATGATTATACTGGAGCAGTTGTTGGTCATGTTATACAAAACCATGATGAGATTGACCACAGTAAGTTGATGGAGGCAGAAATCTCCAGACTTGTCCATACAAATGCTATTGAGTTAATAAACATATTTCAGAAATACTTACCTGCCATGCTAGATGGTATAGCGGCAGATTTAAGGCAGAAATCAGACTTGGTGTATAAGTGCTCACTTCAACCTGATAATTATAAAAACAACGAGTGCAAATAGAGGAATGAAAATTAAAGGACTAGGAAGAAAAAAACCCCATTTACCCCAATATACTAAGCATAGAAAAGGTAAGGGTCAGTTTAAAAGAAAGAAAAATTATTGGGTTAATAAAAAGGAGATGAAATGAATAAAACCAAAGATGTTTATATAACATTACCTGAATTGCTAATAGGAATCACAATTTTTGTTGGATTATCTATGCTTTTTATGTATAAGTTAGACCAATATTTGAGTTTATCAGTAGTTTAAGACACAAAGCTTGACTTTTTAGTGGTTTTGTGATATGATAGTAATAAAATTTAAGGAGGATTATGTCCAATTCAAAAATTATGGATAATGATTTGACAATGCCTGACATTATCAAAGAATTTAAGACATATAAGACAGGTAAAGAAAAGGCAAAATATTTAAGAGAAATGGGTCAGTTGAGATTACCACACGCTGTTAAATGGGAAAATTTAGCACAATGTTGGGAAGGTTCTAAACCTTGGCCTAAAAGTGATGGAAAAGATGAAGATATTATGAAGGATTATGTTGAAAAACCAAAAAAAGAAAATGAAGTTTTACAAGGGACGGAAGACGACCGTTTGACGGTGCAGGAAAAGGATGCGATACTTTAAATTTATTATTATATTATTATTTCTGACAAGTTGTTCAAATGGGAAAATGTCCTCAAGTCATTTTGGTATGATTGCAGGAGGTACGACCGCTACTTGGGGTTGTCTTGAACTGTTAAATACAAATCATTATCTTACAGCGGCGTGTGCTGTTGGTGGTGCTTGGATAGGTTCAAATATATTAATGAATAAATCAGACAGACAAGTGCATAGTGCTGTATTTGTGGACCATTTAAATACTGCACCAAGTTATGGAAGTAGTTATGTCAATTGGCATAATCCTAATACAGGTAACCAAGGTAATATAAAAATTACTAGGTCATATATTAAAGCAGGTTTCAAATGTGCAGATTATACATCAACAGTTAATATACAAAGTAGCTGGCCAATGATGAGTGTTGGTGGGTTAGACCGTTCAACAGAATTTGGTATAGCGTGTCAATTACCTGATGGTAGATGGAGAATTATTGAAAGTGTATCCTAATCCTAAACAATTTATGCTATTAACTTTAATTGTTGTTATTTTATTGATATGTTATACAGCATTAGCAGAAGAAAAACCAACCTTCACAAAATCAAATTGTGTAATAGAAGTTATATATGATGAAAAAATGGAAAATGAAGTAAGTAGAAGAATGATTTGCACGGATGGTGTTGTAGGAGTTACTTATTGGCAGTTGTTTGCTAAATTTTATTATGACGGTGTTTCAGTACCAGAATATTGTCGTTATGTAAAAAGTGAAAATGCATTTAGTTTACCAGATAAGGTTTGCTTAGATGAAGATGGTACTTGGAGGTATTATGATTAAATTAATTTTAGGTATGATAATTGGTGGAATTATTGTCACTTATAATCCAGATATAGGACAAGACCTATATTTTGGTATAATAAACTTATTAAAGGAGATATTACAATGAAAAATATATATATTTTATTGATACTACTATCTGCTTTTTTTGCTACAAGTTGTTCAAAAACTGTTAAGGTTGAACACGAAGGTGAAACTAAATCAGGAATGTTGGAAGAAGTTCCTAAATGGTTTGTAGATAAAGAAGCTGGCCAAGGTTTCCTTGGTAAAAAGGACAAGTTTTACTTATATGGTATAGGTGTAGCAACAAGTCCTGATTTACAATTAGCGATGGATAAAGCAACTATGATTGCGAAAGCAGATTTAGCTGATGTTATGCATGGTGAAATGAATAAGAAAGCGGAAACTTTCATTAAAGAGATTGGACAAAGTACCAGCAAAGATGTTGTTACTGAAACTCAATCAACTATTGTTAATGTAATTAAGAACACAAAGGTTCAAGGTTATGAACAATGGAAAATTGAAATTTCAATTACACCTAATTCAGAATATAGGGTTTATCTAGGTCTTATGTTACCATTAGGTGAATTTAATAAACTTGCAGATTTGATTGAGCAGGAAGCTCAAGCAAAGATAAATAGTAGACTTAATGAAATTGAAACAAACGCTGATGAAGCATTTAAGGAATTGTCAGCAGTTCCAGTTGAGAAAGTTACAGAATTGATGTAATAATGTATAAAGTATTTACAAGGCCAGCTTGTTCATTTTGTGAGAGAACAAAGGATCTTTTAAGCAAACTTGACATACCTTATGAAGAATATAAATTATCTGATAAAGGCGATGGTGAAAAAATGATAACTGTTGACCAGATGTTTGAAATTATAGGCAAAAAAGCAAAATCTATACCACAGATTATGGATGATGATGATTTGATAGGTGGTTATACTGATTTAAGAGAATACTTAATAAATGAAGGTAGGATTAACTTTCGTGGAGAAGTAGTGGATAACCACTAAATAAAACTTGGTGGACCAATGGAGGACGGACAAATATGACACAGCGACAGCAATACTATCTGACGGAAACTGTTAAAAACGAGGGTTTTTATGACCGCTAAAGTGTATGCTTTTCCGTCTGGTAAATTATTGCCTGCAGCTAAAAATAGTGATGTTCAAAATATCCAAAACAAAATTAGGATAGACCAAACTAAAAAAGCAGCTGATGCTTTATCAGATGATATAATTATTAGGTTGATAACTGAATTACAGCAAGAAGGTATGGATATAGGTAAGTTGGATACTGATAAGAGTAGTAAAACATTTTTAGATGTAGGTATTTTTTTAGAATGCTTCCGTGCTTTGATTTATAAAGAATTAAATTTAACACATCCTTTTCATAATGTTACAAATGCATTAATGTATACGGAAGAAAGTAAGGGTAAAAAATATTCTGTGATAAATTATAGAGGTAAAAAGATAGTAAATAGAGAGACCGCTACAGTTGAGGTCGAATTTGATGATGGTATATTAAATGATACTGATTGATTATTCACAGATAGCAATAAGTAATATTGCTGTACAATTAGCAATGAGTAAAGGTAAGAATGTCTTATCTATACCTATGGTACGGCATATGATATTAAATTCAATCAGAAGACTTGTCCATCAGTTTAGGCAAGAATATTCTGGTGATGTTATTTTATGCATTGATGGTCCTTATTCTTGGAGGTGTGATTTATTTGAACATTATAAAGTGAAGCGTAGAGAAGGTAGGGACGATAGCTCAACTGATTGGGAAGAAGTTTTTGGACTCATTAATACAATCAAAGAAGAAATACGAGAGAATTTTCCTTATAAAGTTGTACAATTAGATACTGTTGAAGCAGATGATATTATTGCTGTCATATGTAAAAAACAACATAGACAAGAAAAAATTATTATAATTTCAGGTGATAAAGATTTTCAGCAATTACAGAAATATGGGAATATTGTTCAATATTCTCCTATCCAAAAAAAGTATATAGAAACAGAAAATCCACAAGAATTTACTTGGGAACATATTTTACGAGGTGATCCATCTGATAGTATTCCTAATTACCTATCTCCAGATGATACTTTTGTAAATAAAATAAAACAAAAACCTATAATGAAAAGAAAATTACAAAGTTGGATTGATATTTTAATGAAAGGTGAGGATCCAAAATCTTTTTGTAATGAATATCATTTAAGAAATTTTCAAAGAAATCAACGATTAATAGATTTTGATTATATTCCAGACAAGTTGGAAAATGATATATATAATGAATATAAGAATGCTACGGCACAAGGTCGTAGTAATATCTTGCCATATTTAATAAACAATGATTTGAAAGAACTCATTGGTAGAATAGAGGAGTTTTAACATGGTTGACAATTACGCTTTATCTTATCACGAAATATTAACAAAGGTTAATAATGCGAAAGATAAACCAAAAAAATTAGAAGTATTAAGACGATATGACACTAAAGAATTACGAAGTTTTTTAAAGGGTGCATTTGACCCAAACCTTGTGTGGTTATTACCAGAAGGTAAACCACCATATACACCAAATGATGCTCCAATAGGCACAGAGCATACTTGGTTGAAACAAGAAGTTAAAAGAATGTTCCATTTTTTGCAAGGAGGTAATACAGAATTATCTCAAAGTAAAAGGGATAATATGTTTATTCAAATGCTAGAAGGATTATCCGCTGAAGAAGCAGACTTATTAATTAAAGCTAAAGATAAAGCATTAAATAAAGAGTATAAAGGTCTTACAGGAAATTTAGTTAAGGAAGCATTTGATTGGGACGATAGCTTTATGCGAAAAAATTCCACTATTCATTAGGATAAAATATGCCAGATGAAGCAGGAAGATTTACAGCAGAACATACTGTAATGGATAAAAATTTAGAGATAAGAAAACAAACACATCTATTAAAAGTGAGAGATAAACGGATAGATGATTTATTAAAAGAAAATCAACATTTAGAATTGGCCAATAAGGAATTAAGAGTCCAATTGGACAACTGTCAGCGATGTAAAGATTCTGATGGAGATGTTGATTATGCTGGTGAGGATGATATAGAGTTTCAATTTAAGCATCCTGATTTGTTTAAAATGTGAGAACAAAATGAGAACACCACTATTTTGTTGCAAAAATACAACAAAATTAATTTATAAGTCATTGAT